CGTAATTGTCCTTGATGTAAAATGGTGCACTGCCTTCGTGGTAGTATTTCTCGTACAATTCAATCAGATTGTTCCGAAGTACCGCTTGAATACCTGCCTTGATCGCATTGTTTTCTCTCCGCATATCCTTGACCCATGCAAACATGAATGCCCACATGGATGCGATGATACCGGGTATGCCGATCAGACACAGTGCTTGATAAAACGTCATTCCTCTCACCTCCTAGTTTAAATGATAAGGAACTTCCATGTATCAGCGTCCACGATACCTGTGGGTTCGAGACCGTGCTTTCTCTGGACAGCCTTGGTTGCAAACTCGGTATTTCTGCCGAAGTCTCCGTCCACTTTAATCAGTTCGCCGTCTTCTCCACGGTAGTTATATCCACGTAAGAGCAACTGCCAAGAACTGACTGCTCCGCCGTCATCTTTCATGCCCCTCTTCAAAACTGGTAATTCAGTCATACAAGTCTCTCCTCCCGGTTCTTCAAATATCGTAGGTCTTCCATAGTAGTTCCATGCTCCACGGCTCAAAGGAAGTTTGACGCATCCGTCATCCCTCCCCTTACATTCTACCACGTTTAAGTTGTCATCAACAACATATCCGATGTGTGTGACCACTCCTTGACTGTTTCTCTTACCTACCCAGTCTCCTCTACGGAGTTGAGTCTTGGTGATCTGCTTGGTATACTTCTTGAACATACCGTCAGCAGTCGTATCCGGGAAGCCGAAAATGATCTGCAGTTCATACATACCAAGTCCAGAGCAATCGAAAGCACGAAGCACATCTCCGTATCCTGCCTCAACCTGTTTCTTCCAGAAGCGGATCGCTCTCTGGGCATTGGTCGGTGTTGTCTCCATCTTGGCGATCCAAGACTCGGAGATGATGTCCTTACCCTCACCCTGTGCGCCGAAGACGTAGATAGAGTGGTTCTTTACCTGCAGTTCAAGATAAGTAATGAAAGTGTCCAGTTTAAGCATAGTCTACCTCCTGTCAGTATTCTACTTCTTCCATCGTAGCCTTGTATGTATGCCAAGCGCCATCGTGGTAGTACATATCCACTCCACGGGACGGGAAGGTAGCGTGGAAGGTGTTGGAGTCATATCTCATGACGATGCAGACCTGCGCCCAACCGCCGAGCACGCTGTGATCATTGTATGTCGGAGCACAAACGCAGAGCGTCGCTTCTTGGTTATTCATCTGACCGAAGATTGTCTCCAGACTTGCTTTCAGTTCGTCGATGGAGGCAGGATGCATGAAGTACGGTTTGTTGGTTGTATCTGTTCTACGAGCCATGATAAGACCAAGTTCATTGATCGCACCAACAACCTCCTTTGAGTCTGTGTTCAGATTGGCATCCGTCTTGTCCTGCTTGCTTGCGCCAAGAGATCCTGTCTGGCTGAATAACGTACTGATATTGCTACTGTTCGAGTCCGCGTGGTCGGATATGTTCTTCATTGTGGTATCGATCACGTCCATGTTGTCATTGATATCCGCAATGTCGGCAGTATCATTCACTCCCGGCTTCTTCAGATTGTAATACTGTGTGTTGTTCATTTATTGACCTTCCTTTCCAATTCTTCAAGTCTCTTTTCCAGAGCCTCAATTTGCCTATGCATCTTCTTATTATCCTCAATCAGCAAAGCGCAGACTCTGTCATACTGGACAGACTGCAGTTCACCGTTAACATATGTTGCCAGTTCCGGGACAGCCTCTTCCACCTCTTCAGCGATCAGACCGTAGTAGACCTTACTAGGATCATCTGCTTCACAGCGAGAAGTAAACTGCACTCCCCTTAAAGAATCTACCTTCTCCGAGGCATTGTCAATGGTCTCGATGTTATCTTTGCACTTTCTCAAAGAAGACGAGATCTCGAGAGTATATTTGCCATCGGAATATGTAAGCACAGCGTTTGCCGAACTTGCCGAACTGGGCATGCTCCCAAACTCAATCGTCCTGTTGCACTCGATATTCTGGCTACTCTCAATTCTGACAACCCCGTAAGACGAGCGAAGGTTCAATCTTCTCGAAGCGAAGACGTCCAGATACTCCTCGCCAAGTGCACCAGAAGCATGTGCGCCACCAACACTGGAAGCATACTGTGAGGTGTTCTTGCTTGTCTGGAAATAGATACCGTCTTTGCATACCACGATATGCTTGTAGTTCGTAGCGCCAAGTGCGTCTACCCCAGTAGAAGCAGTCACCTTCATAAGAGGAGTCTTATCCATCGGGTTCGCGCCGTATCCCATACCAAGGAAGAGGTTCTCACCTGCGTTATTAGGGTTCGAACAGCGGAGATTGTCTCCAACGATCTCCCAGTTTCCGATGTTGCCAGAGGTGGCAGACAGCAACCCGGAGAAATAACCACTCACGGCATTCAAAGTGCCCGTGATGATCAAATCACCGTTATCGTCAGCGTAGAACACCCTCTCATTCGCGTTATTTCGTATCTGCAAGCCCTTTGCGTAAACTGTGAGTCCATCTTCATTGAATTCCAATTTGTTCGCGTATTGAGCCTTATTTAAGCCGTCAAGGTTGTTGTCGTTGATGGACGTGGTTGCATTGATACGGCTGTCATACGACGAGAACTTTCTGGTCTCGTCCCCGGAACTGGTGTACGTCACCTTTCCAGAGCCGTTCCATTCTACCTGCATGGTAAATATCGGCTGTACATATCCGTTTCCACCGAACACGCATACATACCGATCATCCACCCACAAAGAGTAGTCAGCGTCCGATACCACTACAGCGCTTCTGAATCCGCCATACTTCCAGTTTGCCCCGTTCGAATACCAACGTCCAACAGGATTCGTCTTATTGAAGAACGGGTTATCATCCCACTCATACGGGCAAGCAGGAAGAGACTGCTCACCGAAGTCTTGATAGATGCGGAGATCACCTTGCTTATAGACCAAAGCACTGCTTAAGATATGTGCCGTGTAGTCCGCCATGTCCACGGAATACTGGTACAGTACCGCAAGCGCATTCATAGAAGCACTACCTGCCGACAGTTTGCCTTCTCTGTCAATGAATCCGTTCGAAGCGCCAACTTCGAAAGCATAAGACAGAAGATCCTTCAGAGACTTGCCTTGATAATAGTGGTGAGGATTCACTTTGATCTCGTTCGCCAGTTCATTCAGACCAGACAGGTCTCCGACAGGCACTCCCTTATACTGGGCAACCAATATGATGAACTGTTTGACCGTGACCTCACTGTCCGCCATCGCATTGGCAAAGTCAATGCTGTCCTCATCGAACACTACCATTCTGTCTTTTCCGTTTACGTTCAGAACCGCGTTATTTACCGTTCTAGGGCGCTCAAATTTCCAGACACCATACGGGACGGATTCGTACTCGACGGACGCCATTTGGGTATGTCCGCCGTATTCTGTCCATGTCTTTGCGGATACAGTATTCCACGTCCCGGACGAAAGATCTCCCCATGTGTTCGTCGGCTGTACTGTTTCCATAACCGCGTACTCGGACATACCGCCTTCGTGGTACGAGATGGAATCATTCGGATAGACATCAGCAAAGCGGTCGAGCATATTCTTCTCGAGATCGCTTGGGGTCTGGTTGTTTCCGAATCTGAACCAGTCAATGCGTTCGTTCTTTCCGTAGTATCTGTCAGAGTTATGATCCACGACAAAGTAGACGGTATCGAGTGCAAACATGATCTTGCACTTCCATCCGTTCGACAACTGGGGAAGCAGAGACCCAAAGGTGATATTGCCCCGGACATACGGAGCAACCGAGTGAACGCTCACGCTCTCGTTCTTTGTGTGTATTGCACAGATGGCATTCGCAGATCCGTAGTAGTCATCATCAGACACTTCTACACCTGCATAGCACTTGAACTCTTCGTTCGCGATGTCATCGCCACTAATACGTTCGTCCTCATTCAGCAAAGCAACGTTGACCGAGTTAGTCGGCATCTCGCCAAATGTAACTTGGTCGGATGTGATATATGCCAGATTGAACTTCGAGCCACCGTTTACGCTGATGTCCTCATTCGTTAGGCACACACCATCAGACTTGAACAGCATTCTCTGTCTCTTGGTCTGGTCATAGCAGTTTGTGCGAAACGTTTCGCTTACATTCCATGCCATATAATCTCACCTCAATACTCAATCAGATCAAAGTTCATGGATACGATCCACTTGGCTTTGTCATCGTCCGTCGCCTTGATCATGCTCACCGTTCTGTCACCTACATAATACCTTCCTGTGTAGAGTCCGTCATTCTCATCAATTGGAACTTCCGGGCACGGGAACGTAAACGTGAACTCTGGCTGTTTCACCGCCATGAGGATCGTAGAAGCCTCCTCATAGTCAATGCCCTTCCACTTGACAGCGACATTGTACTTTGACGCGACCATCTTTCTGTGGAGGAGACCCGTAGTGTCTCGCTCCGCAGAAGTGTCCAAGGACTGGGTCTTGTAATCGTACTCGGCAGGGTCGACGATAGCCGTGCCATTGATCTCAAACCCCATTTTTCGGTTGTAAGTTAAGCCCATGCTCATTAGTATCTACCTCCTGTCGAGTTATACATATTGACGCTTTGCTTCATCACGCGACCTGCGTCTTCAGATGGTGCAAAGACAACCTTGCCATCCTTGCTTGCGATCTTCTTGACATCGGTAATAATACCCGAATCGCGAAGTGCTCTGTAAACACCATCGGATACACCATCGATGATCTCCGTGTTGTTGGCTACGGCTGTACGTCCGCCCATAGAACCAACGTACTCGGGGACACCGTTCTCGTTCGCGTAGAAGAAGTCTGCGGAATCCGGGAAACCACCAGAAGCATAACCTCTCATCTTCCAACGTCTTACGCCGTTGTTGTAGAAGGAAGCCTTTCCAGTAGAGATCGTAAGACCGTTCCAGATTTCAGCGACGCCTTCTGTGAGACCCGTCATGAAGTCATACAGGTCAGAGCCGAACTGATTGAACGGTGCGGACATACCCTTGATGACAGACTTGACTGCCTGTTCCGTTTCTCCAGATGTGCCATCCAGACCGTCTGCGATACCTTGTCCGAGTTTTCTGCCGAAGTTCTCTGCTTCGTTTCCATCGAGTCCGCCGAACAGCATATCCTTGAACGACCCGGTCGCTTCCTCTACACCTGCACTGCCAGTCAGACCTGCGAGGAGGTTGTCTTTCAGTTCCGTTCCCTTGTCTCTCATGATGGCAGGGTTGATGTCTGTGACACCGTCAATGGTGTTCTGGAGTGTACGCCCAAGCACACCGTCCGGGTCGGAGAAGGATTTCTCCATTTCGTACATCATCATGTCCGCAGATCTCTTGAACTCCGTCAGTTCAGCAGGACTCTTCATCATGTTCACATCCATGTCGAGCATCTTGATGAGACCTCTTTTAGTGACCTCGGACGGGTCTTCGAACACACCTGCGATCTCGCGAACGATATCGCTCGTCGCCTTTGCAAAATTCGGGGCAGTATCCGCAATACCTTTAGCCATTCTTACAAACATCGGCTCTATGTACTTCACGGCAGACAGACGTTTGAAATTACCCTCGACAACTTCTGCAGTTTTCCCTGTTTCCTCATCTGCAACATTCGTCGTCTTCTTCAGTTCGGACGTCCACTCGTTCTGCAATTCTATCCAGTTCTTAACATGTTCCTTCTGCGAACTTTCGATCTTTTCGTTTTTGTCTCCGATGCTCAAGAATCTCGCTGTATAACCTGCGTCGATCTCGTCATTTATCTGCGCGATGTTGTCATTATAAGCACCAGTTAAGTCTGGCACTCTCGACACTTCAGAGAAAGCCTTGGTAATGTCATCCTTGTAATCACTGATCAACCCGGTTACGGTTGTAAACGTGTTTTCCACCTTTTCAATGTGCCTTTCGTCGAACGCTTCAGAGATATATTCATCAACTTTCAACATATCGTTACCGACAGCATCAACCGTTTTTCTCAACCCTTTTTCATCGAGCGATTCATTCCAGTCAACGAGATACGTTCCTTGGATAGACTCCATTAAAGACTGATACCCCTCGTCCAATTTTCTGAACTGATTATCGTAGTATAAGTCGGTCATCTTCATTGCTTCTTCGATAACCTTACGGTCTTCGCCAGTAGCATTCTGAAGCGCGATTGTATAGTCATCCATAAGAGCCTTTCTGCTCTTTGCAATTTCTGAATGGGCATCATCATATGCTTGGTTGATTCGGTCGATAGCATCAATAGTCTGGTCTAGTTTCTTCGTATTGATTTTCAGATCGCTGAAACTGTTGACAAACTCGCTTGCAATAGGGGCAAGACCGTTCATCTTGATGCCCATCTGATCATACGCATCCAAAGTCTCTTGGATATGTTGATCATACTGCTCCTGCGTAATTGCGCCCTGCTCGAGCATCATTGTGTACATCTGCATCTGCCCGGTGATAGCCGTAATCTTGGCAGACATATTCGCGTCAACATTCGTGAGCGCCTCATCTACCCTTTTTACACTGACACCCATCATTTCAAGGAAGTCTCCAAGTTCGCCGTTCAGAGCAGTTCTGATGGTATCTGTGATGCCCTGTGCGTGTGCCCTTATGTTTTCTTCCATTTGAGTCCAGAGTGCGTTCGCTCCTGCAACGTACTGGGCAAGTTCAATATTGCCTGTTATATAGTTCTGTCGCAGTATATTCAGATTGTCACTGGTCGTTTCAACTCTCGAAGCAAAGTCAGAAACCTCATCGATTTTCTTGATAAGTTCATTGTCAACCAGAGACTGCGTAAACTTCTCCCAAGACTCAACGACATCGTCAATATAGACCCTTCCATCTCTAAACCGATAGAAGAAGTCTTGGATTTCTTTTCTCGTGTTTTCGTTTTTGCCAATGATAAATCCTGCAAGGATCGCAGTGATAGACAGCGGAATGGAAATTGCAAGTCCAGTAAGACCGAATGCCATGTATCCGCCAATCGCTGTCACAGCAGTGCCGAGAGCGCCCTCAATAAGTCCCTGTAGAGTCTTGCCATCAGCCAAACTCTCACCTGCATTGAAGTTCAAAGCAAGACCAACCGTCATGATGGCGATACCGCTCATTGTATCCTCGATACCATACACATGGTCTCCGAGTGTCTTGAACTTGTTTATCAACTTGCCAATTACCGCTTCACCTGCAATGAGGAGAATCGTTGCCTTTATCAGATCGATGTTGTCCTGCACCCACTCGATTGCCCCCTTAATGAAATCAATCGCCGGGCGGAGAGCCTTCATCATATCATCAGCAATCTGCTTTGCCTTATTCTCGGTTGCGTCACCAAGGAAGTCATATGTCGGAAGTTCGTAGTCCCACGCGGACGAGAGATCCTGCAAAGCATCACCAACTCCACCACCGCTCTTACTGGATGTAATCAGATTGATCTCATCAAAAGAAGCGAGGGTGTTCTTCAATTCGTTAGCCTTGCCATTTGCCTCTTCAAGAACATCCGCCATATCCTCTCCACCGTCTATAATGCCCATGCCAAAATCACCGCTCCCGGATAATTTCGGAAGGGTGTATCCGAACATGGATGCGGTCTCCTCTGCGATCATCTTGATCACTCGGAGAATAGCATTCAGATACGGCAGTACCTTGTTCAGCATCGGAAGCAGTAACAGACCGATAGATCTCTGCATCTGTTGGAACTGTGCATTCAGAATACGCATCTGGTTCGTCGGGGACTCAATGGTTCTAGCCAAGTCTCCCTGCAGATCCGTCACCTGTGTGAGCAGTGCGATGTATCGGAGGTTTGCTTTCTCTGCCTGTGTCATGGACGATACATTCTTATCGATACCCATAGACAGAGCGATAGTCTGAAGTCTTGCCTGTGACAGGTCAAAACCGAGTCTACGAACTGGCTCAAGTTCACCAGAGAATGCAGATTGTACTTTCTGTACAGCGTCCGCTACGCTGATGTTGTAGAAGGACGAGATATCGTATGCTAACTGGGTCAACTGCTGTGACATCACAGATGCACGTTCAGTTGCAATACCGAAGCCTTTACCGAGCGACATGAAGACGCCCTGTGCTTTCATCCACTGTGTAAGGTCAATACCGAGGAGATCCTGTGCCTTTTCTGCAAACTCATACATTGCTCCGCCAGTATTCTCCATGGACACTTGGAAGAGGTTCAATGTCTCGATATAGTCACCATACTCCGAAAGGGAACTGGTCACGAGTCTGTTTACCTTGTGCCAAGCGCCAAGGAGCATGACCGTATTTACCCGGATATTGGCAAGTACGGTATTGAATGTCCTACCCCTCTGTGTTGCTTTATGCGTTTCTGTAGAGATCCTCTTCATGGATGTTGCCATTGAAGAAAGATCGCCACCCTTAAACCCGGACAACTGACCTAATTGCGCGATTGCACTGGTGAACTCTTTGAACTTGGCAATGTTTACCGTATCAAGATCTTTGAGAATGTCGACGGTCTTCTTCAGACCAGTGTTAATGCTACTCGGGTATTTGACGTCCTTGATCTCTCTCAAGTAGTCCATTGCATCAACAAACAGTTCGAACTTCGTCAATACTTCACCATCAATTCCGCGCAATGTTTCGGTCAGTTTGTTAATGTTGTTCCCCATCGTGCTCGAGAACTTAACAGACTGAAGTCCAGTCATCGCCTCGGTGAAGTGTACCAGATTACTGATCTTCTCCGCACTGATGACACCCATGCCACTAATTGCTTGGTTCAGTTTCGTAATGTGGTCTGCATAAGTGGAAATAGTTCCAGACCTGTTCGTAGCACGCTTCAGCGATGCGAGGCGCTCCTCGAGTCGTGCCAGTTGGTCTACCGCTTCACTGGCATTAGCCTCTACTTCTATGACCAGACCGTCAACATAATCAGCCATCTTTCTGTTCCTCTTTCTTGCCCTTCTTCCGCATCCGATTCATCATTTCGATCATCTTGTTGCGGATCTTTTCCTGTGCCTTCTTTTCGTCCCGGAGTTTTCTTTCTTCGATCTCCGTCTTTGACAGCGGATACGGTTCTTCAACGTATGCCATCGGCTTCTTCGGTTTCCACATATTCAGCGACGGTAGCATTCTACACAACGTGTCATATATGTACTGACCGTTCAGCCACATCTCTGTATTCCGCCTGTGTGCCCGTATATCCTCTGCCTTTCGGAATGCCTTAACAAGATTTGGGTTTCCGTCCCAATACTCTGCTTCGGTCATCCCGATAGATAGATAGTACGGGAAGTAATCATCGAACAGTTTTACTATTAAAAAAGGGGATTCTGATTCTTCAGAACCCCCTTCATTAACTTCTTCTTCTGTCAGAAGTTCACTTCCCATTTCACTTTTTTTCCGTCGTCCTCTGGCTCGTCAAACATCGCGTTAATGGGTTCGGAATACATCTGGAGGAGTTTACTGATCAACTCATCCTTGTTGACAAGACTCTCATAGATCCTGTCTTTGGTGTCATCCTTGACCCACTTATTCTTCGCGATAAACGCGCCTTTGAACAGCATCGGAATACCAATTGCAGGTTTTGATGTTACCATCTCGGGTGAGAACCCGTTCTGTTCCATCAAGCGAACTGTCCGTCTTGTAAAAGCCAAGGTGTACTGTGTTCCCTCGAATTCGAAGGATAACTCTTTAGTCTGCTCCATAAAATGACCTCACTTTTATTAAATTGTTTATACCCCGATTATATCAAGTCGGAACGCTGAATGCAATATCCGTGTTCGGTGTAATCGAGATGTTGACGGTACGTCCTTCGTTGACTCCGCCTCCTGCCAGATGGCAAGACAGTGTGCCACTCCATTCGAACTTACCTTCCGAACCGTCCGGGGTAACAGTACCACCAGAAACAGTACCACCGAGCCACAGAGCGAACTTATGGCTAATGCCATCGTCGTATGTCTTCAGCGTGGTGTACGTTGTCGGGTTATAGTTCGCTGTGAACGCGAGAGCCTCGTTGTTCTGGATACCATTAACACCGATCTTCGAACCGTTCGAGAGAGTGGTCATATCGATAAAATCCGGGTCGCCACCCATCTCTGGGTAGTCACGGATATCGATAAGTTTTTCATATGTGGTTGTACCACCAGATTCAGTACCTACCATAAGGAAGGTCTTGTAGGTTGAATATAACTGATTCGCATCTACTGCCATATTCGTAGTCCCCTTTCATATTAATTTGGTTGTATCTTCGAATACCGCGTAACAACGCGATATACAGAAGCATCTCTAAAGTTGGGCACTGGCGAACAATATGTCCGTCTGAACCCCATCAGTCGCATTGCAGGATCTATCAGAGAAAGTATCTTTTCGACATTCTCTTTACCGAGACCGTCCGTGCCATTGTCGAAGATCTCGATATGAACTACTACGTTCGAGAAGCACTCATCCCCGGAAAGGTTCATACCGTTTCTAGGTGTAGTGTCGCTTTCTTTCCAGATCTGCACATGAGGAAAAGCGCTTGGCTGATTTACATACTCGGACGCTAAATCGGCTTCCGGGTATTCCTCGGTCACCACATTGTACAGCGTATCGAATACTTCTGGCATATAGTCAACCATATTACATCTCCCTCATCATCTCACTTGCTTTTTCACACATATCCATGAACGTCTGATACATGAACGGTCTAGGTGGTTCACCTTTCGTCCATCGCTTCTGACCGCCACGGCTCTTGTCGTAGTACCACCATCCATTATCCCCGTACTTCGAACTTGCTTCACCCGGTACATAAACGCCAGTACCAAGTTCTACAAAGATCGCGTACTCGCTGTTTACACGGACAAACCCTTTGCCCATCGTCAGATTTACAACTCCCTCAACACTGTTGAGTAAGTCTCCGTCCTCATAGATGGCGCTCGGTCTTGCCGTCCAGATGTGATACTTCACACGTTCTACTCCGTAGTCTACCAGAGACTCCAGAAGAGACTTGATCGCACGTTCCGCACCTTCACGGAAAGCCTTGACCTTCTCGTAGGCATCGTTTATCGAACTAGAATTAAGTCTCATTCGAACTGTCTGTGCCATTCTTCACGTCAACCTTTCTCGTGCCGATAATCAAGAAGTTCCTGTTACGGACGATCCTCTTGATCTCGTAGTCATGTGGTACGTCCTCGCCGTAGGGAACATCCAACCACAGCACACTGGTCTCTTTGATGACGATATCTGGTTTGTCCAAGACGATGACTTTGTCATATTTCTCATCCGAACCGAACATCTCCACCACAGCGCCTCCAGTAGGGGTAGAAACCGTGCCGAACATTTTTCTGATGTCGGTGTAGGTGATTGATTTAGAACCCGTTTTTAACCCCTTCTCGTTCGTTTTATACGACACCGATTGGTAGTTCGAGTAATAGATCCACCTTTTAGCCTTCATCAAACCGCGCATGACCTATGCCTCCTGCTTTCGGAACAATCTCGTTCATCATACTTGACGGAATATCCGCCTGTCCATAGATACAAGTGACACCATTCTCTGTGTGCTGAATCTCACCTTCTGCGCCTTGTTTCACGAGCATAAAGTTTGCGATACGGCATTGGAGTATCTCGTACTTGCTCGGAATCTTCTCGGTGTTTCCGAAAGGATCGTATTTATTCAGCACAATAGAATTAGCGACCACGAGAAAAGGAGTCACCTCCGCATCCGTCAATTCACTTCCGTCAGCCTTCAGTCCAAACAACTTCCGAACCAGTCCGATCTTTTCTGTCAATGTCATAGAAGTGACCCCCTTTCTTTAGTAGTCTCAAATCATGCTTCAGCAACAGTGCACTCGTCAGAGTATACAGTGCCAGTAGCGCTACCGCTTGCTGTTACCTTACATCTGTAGTGCTTACCTGCGTCGGAAGCCTTTACAGTCAGTGTAGCAGTATTGTAGCCAGTATACGCAGATGTCAGATCTGTCCAGACATTACCTGTCTTTGCGCGAACCTGCCACAGGTAAGCCAGTGTCGGATCGGTTGCAGGTTTTACGTCGTACTCAACGCTTGCCACGGAAACGGTAGCAGTATCGTCAGCACCAACAGTAGACTTATCTACCTTTGCATCAATGATTGTGCCGTCCTTCTCAATGGTAGCAACAGTACCGTATACCTTTGTACCGCTCTCCGGGGGAGTGAAGGAATCCTTCAGTCCTGTAATCTTGCCGTGGTAATGCTCTGCGCCGTAGTCGAGACCTAACTGACCGTAGATCTGATACTTGTCGCACGCGCCGACCTTGCTTAACGGCTCGAGGAAGAAGTTGCCCTTACCCGGGACATCGCAGAACACTGGAGCGCAGACGGACGGGTTTACAACAACTGCTGTGCCCTTCGGCAGGAAGTTATTGACCATGATACCGATATTGCCGAACGGTGTGATCAGAGTATCGATAGCGATACCGTTTACTACACGGGAAGACGGAACAACAGTCATCTTATTCTGCAGAGCGTCTGCATTCAACTGCATGATGTTCTCACCACGAGCCATCAGTACGAGGTTGTCAACCGGGGCTTCACTTGCGAGATCCTGCAGGAGCATAGCAACCTGCCAGTATCCGAGACCGTCGCCCTGTGCGTCAGCAGTTACGGAAGTGATAGCGTTTACGATACCACGGGTCTTGTACGGTACGTCATCGTACTCGCCGTCTTGGTATACACCGTTAAGGAATACATACTCTGCATCCTTCGCCATCTTCTTCATCTTGATACCGACCTGCCAGTCCAGTTCGGTCTGCGGATTAGCCTGCTGACCTGCGATGTTGAGACCGCTTAACTGACCCATGGAAGATTCCTTCGCATAGGAGATAGCCAGAGACTCATGGAAGATCTGACAGCAGTTGATGTTCTGCGAACGTGTCGCGAACGTCGGTGTCGGTGCTGTCAGAGATGCAGACTCGGAAATTGCGGGCTGTGCGTCGCCACCACCGATCTCGGAGATGAGAGATGTGGCGAACTTAAAACTCTTGGTTCTACGAGACTTGCCACCAATAAGTGTGCTGAACGGGGTCGCAGTGTTGCCTTTGACAAACAGCAGACCATCATAGTTCAGTAGGTTATGGGAAGTCATTACGTTTGACTCATTCTGTGCCATAATGTTTTACCTCTTTCTTTAGTTATTTTGGTTTACTTCTTGTGCTACTCGCGCCAATGCCACTGCTTTCGCATAATCACCCGAGGCAACACTGCCTTGGATGTCTTCGGTATTGTCTTTGATCTTCCCGGTGCTTCCGCCCTTCATTACGGGGTTCTGTGCAAGAAGTTCCGCCTTCGTATCCGCCTTGGCTTTTTCCTTGGCAGAATTGATCAGATTTGTATAGTTGGCAATGACCACGTCGACCTTGCCTTCATAAGACGCATTTGCGGAAGCCGTAGCAGTTTCTTGATCCATCCCGGATGCCATAAACTTCGCTGTCAGATCACTGACTGTGATCTGCTTTCGGAGAAGTTCGTTCTCCTGCGCGATCTGCTGATACTTTTCAGCCTCTTCTGTACTGCGCTTCTCTTCTTCGCTCATACGTTCTTTCAGTTTCTTCTTGTACTCCGACGCTTCCGCTGTAGCCTTGTCTGTGGCTTTCTTCAGACGTTCGATCTCATCAGATCTGTCCTGCGGAAGAGATACACCCGAAAGTGCCTCTACGATCTCATCGTTCGTCATTCCCTCGCGATACTTGTCACCGAGTAAATCTTGGATGTTTGCCATTTTCGCAACCTGCCTTTCTGCGTTTTATAGACTTCTCTGTCTGTCAAGAATTTTCTTTGGAAGCCTCTTTCGAAATCGGATTCGAAATCTCCTTCCCGTCTGCGTTTTTAGAACTTCTCTGTTCATTATTGCTATCGGCTTTATCAGCCGTTTTAGCCTGTTGTGCAAGGAGCATTTTCTGCTGTCCCAGTGCCTTTTCTTCCTGCTCTTTATGCCACTCCATACTGATCTTGTAGGCGGACTCTGGGTCGATAAACAACCCGGATGCCTCGAATGCCAGTTTCGGGTGGATCATATTGTTCTGGAGCATCGCAATGAGCACCTGCGATTTGCTCTGGATATTATCGTAGTTGTGCATACTGAACTTGGCTTCGATGTCCGATACCTTCAGTTCTACGAAACTGTCCATGGAGCAGATCTTGAGGATCACTCGCATGGCTTTCTTATCAGACTCCTTGTATGCGTCCTCCGTGGCTTTCGCCCTACAGAGAGCGTCACTCCATCCGTCCCGAAGTTCCACACCACGACCCGTGTCCGATGTGCTAGATCCGCCGTTTCTGTTCGGGAGTCCGCAAATGGTGATGATTTCCATCTCGATGTCGGAAGCCAGAGTCTGCGTCTGCTGTTGGTTCAGTTCTGTACCGATGAACTCAACATCGGCAGGAAGATCCTTTTCGCTCTTGATCTTAATCGCACCGTAGGCACGGAGCATCTCCATACCTTCTTTATCGATTTCACAGTTGATGAACTTGAGGAAGGACTGTACATAATTGTCCAGACCGTCCATTCTCCCGGAGAATACATCGTTCAATGCATTCAAAAGAGGCAGTACCTTCTCGAAGCACCCTTGCCGTTCCTTATTTGCAGGATACTCGATGATCGGGATCATACCGAGATTGTTATCCCCGGACTCGACAACCTTTCCGTCTTCTACACGATAGAATTTATCTACCGTCCACACCTCGTAGACCTCTGCCGTGTAGATGTTCGTATTGGACAGAGGAAGACCGCTTGCGCCACCGACCTTCTCGTAGTAGGAGACAGCAAAGACTGGCTTCTTTCCGATCCCGGAATTCTTAACAACAAAACTGTCCCGAGGATCGAGGGTACAGATATTAAACGGCACATCGTCCACCTTCTCGGTAGAGATATAACGGTTGGCAATACCACAGATAAGACCCCATTTGATCAGTTCCTTGTCCTGTGGGAATTTATCAAGGGCATAGAATGCATCGTTCATCTTATTGACTGCGTCCATGACAGACTGCTCGTCCGAACGTGTGATATATGTGACCGGGTCTCCGATTACAAAGTCTTCCTTGAAGTCTACGATCTGCGAAGCCTTATTGACGGTCACCTTGTGATTTATCTCCGGGCGCACCAGTTTTTCTTTGTGCTGAATATCCTGCAGACCACGGTAGTAATTCCAAAGATACTGGATCTCTGCTTTGTTCTGGCGATGCACATACAGCGCTCTGTTCAGTTCGTCAAGTAACTGTTGATCGCTTGTGATTTCTGTTGCGTCGGTCAATACTTCTCGCCTGCCGAGAAAAACGTGTTCATCACCTTTAGTATTCGCCATCTTTTACCTCGCGCAAAATAAAATCGCCCCTACCCCAACGCAGAAGCGATCATCATTTATACCTACACTCACAATATAAGGCATTATTAAGACCCTGTCAAGCAGTAAAAATAATACCCCGTAGACTCGCATCCACAGGGTATTACAACACCAGAATCAATCACATAAAGGAAGTCTAAACCTTTTTGACGCTTTTATAGTAACATAGGTTTCCTTTTCTGTCAACATCAGAATGGTCTCTGGACGATTTCCACTTTGTTCCTGTGCAGGGACTCGTAGAACTCAATGAACATAGCCAATGCATCGGGTACGTCATCATGTTTGTTCTTGCCCGACAGGACGTAGGATACGAGCATATTCATGGCTATACCGTACTCTGATGTGTGGTCAAATATTGACTTGAACAGCATCCGGGATCGGATCGCAGGACTGTTGACCTGTATTCGGGTCTCCTTTACGGATGTGGTGTACTTTCGGGTGATATGCGTATGCCCGCCAAGTTCTAGGACTTGGGCATAGACTCTGTCCGCAACCTTTCCTCCTGCTCCGTTTGACTCGAATCGGCATTGTTGGACAACGTGGTCAACGAGTCTTTGGACAAACTCCGCCTCCACGCTCTCGGGTTTACCATTGTTGCAAACAAAATCTTCAACATATAGGTCTTCACCATACACATACACCACGGGCATGACACCGTAGTCAGCGCCCTTATCCTTCGTATCAGCAATAGCCAGTACGAAGTCGGGGAGCAAAGTGTTACCTTCCGAGTCCGTTGGCAACTTATAATAATACCGCAACTCGTCCCGAGGGAAAAGAAGTCCTTCTCTCTCGATCGGCATGTTCATAAACAGTGCTTGCCACGACACGGGATCTAGGTTGGCTCTCATATCGATGAAATACCGCGTAGAAAAGCCGACACCATACTCGTAGTCAAAGTTACTCTCATCATGCTCATCGAGCGCAGGACAGGTAATAAACTTGCATCTTGGGTCATCTCCATAGAGGTTCTCCAGACGTCCAATGACATCGCGCACCGACCACCGGGTTGCGATATGGACTTCTTTCGCGCCAGTGAAGTATTCCTCCTCAAGTGGCATACCGTCCTCGCCAAGAACATAATCACCATTTTCATCAAAAATCGGTCTCTTTTCGAACAGACCGTCCTTCTTTCTGGACTTGAGATCGTTCGAATACTTCTGCCAGAGGTTATCCAGACGCTCGGGGTTCATGGCTTCTTCGATACCAGACACCAAGTCATCGGCATACAGCAAGCCTTCGCATCGGGTAGCACCAGTCAATGATGCATTGATGGCTCGGCAGGTCAGTGTGGAGAATCGGTGGTGTTTTACCAAGTCAATGGTCTGGTTCATACCGTTCTTGTCTGCGATCTCATACGGGAAGATCTCACTGTATGTGTACTCGGGGTCTGTGATCAGCGTCAGTACAGCACGGTAGAAACTGTCCGTCAGTGTGCCAGAGTGCGCGGATGCCAGATTCGGTTTATCCGGGTCTTTGCCCATCTGGAACGAGAGTCCAAATGTACCAAGTGTACTCTTTCCAGTTCCCGGTGGCATGGACAGCGACAGAAGGCTGATCTTGCCGTCAAACATATCCTGCATCGGGTCTACACACATCGGTTTGATGATCTTCCTTCTCGGCATATAGAACCGCTTCGCAGGATCTCTTTCCCATTCCATAAACCGCATGAAACAATCGAAGTCCACGGTTGCGTCAAACTTGAAAGACTCTCGGAGCATCTTCCACAGAGCCTCATCAAACCCTGCACGGAGTCTGGCTAGGATGTCCTTACGAAGGAGTGCGTTCTGTTTATGCGCCCACACATCGTTCGCTTCCCGGAAAACGGCAATCGCGTCCCTACAGCACTCGGGATCTCCCAGTTCGATGAACCTTTTGTGGATAGCCTTCACCAGTTTCCGCTTGTATTCTTTCTCTTGCTCTGTCACCAGATCACCACTCTTTCCTCTTTGTCTTGATGTATTCCAGAAGTTCCTTCCTGTTCTTGTAGTTTTGGCGGAATTTCTCTCCTTCGATTCTTCTTTTCTCTTCGGTTATGATCATCGACACCCGTGACACGGATAGTCCACGCATTT